ACAGAGAGCGATGTTCACTGAAAAGCATTGGCTATTCTATGAAGATAAAGATCTATGCCCTAACTGTAGAAAAGCAATCGAAACCATACTTGACTTTCGTAAGAAGAAGTAGTACTATTGTATATCGGCACTATCGTATAACGTAAGTACACCACGTTGTACCGTGGAAGCGACGGTTCAACTCCGTCAGTGTCGGTAAGCGAGGGTAGCTCAATTAGAGTCAAGGCTATTGCCTTGTGACGCAGGTTAAAATCCTGCTCCTCGCTCCAGAGTTAAGGAGGATAGACATGAGTAATACTAAAGAGCTATGGATGGAGGATGTAACACATATCTGCGCTCAGGCTTGTGATTATATACAGGATAAGCTGTACGCATTTGATATTAAGCTAACTGATGAGAAAGAAGACGAGCTCTTTGATGCTATTCAAGCTATCCTTGAGTTAGAAGGAACAGGAGATTATAAAAATCATATGTAGGCAAAGGTCCCAGCCTAGTGACAAGAACTCAGGGAGTTCTGCTGTAGTTAAAGCTTATGATCCTGCCCTATGGCGGTGAGGCGACAAGGCTAGCTAGGCTGGTCAAATATGGGGGTAAAATGGTTTCGATTATTTAGGCAGAGAGTATGGTGCAGGCTGTAACAAACGAATCAACTGACACAAACAAAGGCAGCATCGTAGCACGAGTAGCCAGTTTTGTTGGCGGTCTCTTCGGAGTCCATGCACAAGTAGCCGTTCCTTCTTTCGGTTAGACAAAGAAGGTGGTGGAACCAGTGAGAGCTGGTCACCCTGTAGCAACTCAGTTATGAGCGAATAACTAAGCCTGTAGAATCTGTTCAGGAGCCTAAGTAACACGCCGGTTCAACTCCGGCTACCTCCACCAGAATAAAGGGAGTGATTATGTTTAAAATCTGTAACAACGTAACAAATTGTAGCGAAGATGGAGCAGTAGATGGATCGACTATGAAAGGCCAGCTATTTGTAGGACGGCTTCCTAACTGGAATGAGAATGATAACTATCTCATGCTGATGGACAGATCAGGAAAATTACATTCATTCTTTGAAGGAAGCTCATTCCAACATGGTGTATGTAATCGAGTAGTTGTTATTAAAGAAGCTACTATCAATATTGATATTACTGGCAAAGGTTTTCTTCTCAAAACTTAGGAGTACAACATGAGTAAGAAGAGAGACATAGTTGCAGCTATACGAAAGAATCCAAAGCAATGGATAAATCGTGACTATCAAGTTAAAGGTGCAGTATACAAGAACGGTGAATGGCAAGGCCAGAACTACGTGACCTCTCATCGTGGTTTAGTAATTGCAACTCTTAGATCTCTCGGATTGTACGCAGAAGGATGGTTTCACAGAAAGACGAGGCGGAGTAGGGCACGAGACAAAGGACGTGGGATCAACCCTAGGATAAGGCATCATGTTCTGAAGATCTCGGAAACCGATGTAAGGAGTCACAGTAGTGACTAAAGACATAGCAGAAGGTACGAAATAAAAACGTGCCCAGCATGTCAAAAACGTCCGTTCGATTCGGACATGCCGCCACCAAACGAAAGGAGTAGCAGGGAGTGATTAGTATGGAAAAGAACTACGAGTTCAAGTGGTACTGGTGCGAAACATGTGATACAGCAGCAATAGAATGCCCTGTATGTGGCAACAATTGCTGTAATGGATCATATGGCTATATTGATGGAGAGAGATGTCCTTACTGTAATCTTGCATATCAATATCAAGAGCTAGGCTGGAGCACAAAGACAGCTCCTGATACACCAGAAATGTGCGTAGGCGTATGGCCTAAAGTAACAATCGAAGGAATGTTTAAAGACATAGGAGTGACATGAAATTTAAGAAAGAAGACTTAATTGAAATGATGGATGGTGACTCAGAGGTTCTAAAGCTTATTGAAGAATCCGAATGGGTCAGTAGCGGCAAATACGAATACTGTGATTATGTATTTGAGTTTGAAGATAAGTTCTATGAAGTTTCTGACGGTCGCTCAGGTTCTTACTTTACTGATTGGTATTACACAAGCCAGGAAGAATGGGAAGATGAAGTTGAGTGCGCTGAGGTATGCCAGAAAGAGAAGATCGTTACTGCTTGGGTACCATGTACTCCGAAAAAGTAATAAGGCTGATACGGTGGATAAACAAACGTTATCCGCCTACTGATCATTACGCTAACGATAAAGCAGCATATCTTCTATCGTTAATTATTCTTAGAGAAGACAAAGAAGTATTTGAACGATTAGCAAAGAATTAAGCAGACTCACACCAGCGTGGCCTGACAAACGGAGGGGCTGGTCAACCTCATAGACTGCTGCGCTGGGCTGCTTAGTCTCCCCACTTATTAACAACACCTAGGCGATCAAGGCATTCAATAACAATCCACTCGTCTTGTCTATCTTCATGTTGATTAATTACATCAACCACACATCGCTTGCCTTCATCAGAAGTTATATCAGGCTTGCCTAGTCTTTGCTCAAAGACGTTTCTATTGTGAAGCTCTGCCATAATTCTTAGCATTCTACTGTGAACTTTACCATCTTCACCTCTAGTAAATGCTTCGCCACCATAATCAAAGATACCATACCCTTGAAGAACCTTCTTCATGTCCTCTACGCTGGTCCCTGTAACTACAGGATTAATATCAAGACCAAGCACCTTAATCTCTGAAGGCAAATCAACATAAGCATTAACAATACCAGATACAGTACCATGTTCATCTACTATCGGAGCTCCAACATCATCGTAACCTGCACCACCGTAGTAATTAACATTGCTCCACTGTGGATCTAGTATTGAATCTGTAGCTTTTGTTAGTAATCCATTGTCTTTATATCCAGGAGATGCATCTCTTCCCATAACAACAAAGCCATCATCTGCAGAATAACCAAGAGGAATAGGATTTAAGTCAACAACTAGGTCTTCATATCCATCTCTTACCTTATATATCCAGAAGTCAGGCCTACCGTTAAGTATGTTAAACCTTTCTTTCGCTGAGCCATACGACATGTTATCAGATGTATAGATCGCCTCAACAGGAATATCTTCATGCCCTTCTATCTTTGCAACTCTGCCTGAATTATTAGGATCACCAATGAAGTAATACCCACCATTTCCTACTCCAATAAAGAATGCACTGGCTCCACCAATTGTTGCAATTCCATCCTTTAGGGCTATTACCCCAGGTTGCAGTTTGGATGCCTTTAAACGGGTAATAAGGGCACCTAAGGGGGTAATCTCAGCACTAGCTGCTTCCAATACTACACTAATAGCTTCACTGATCGGCTCAGAGAGCTCAGAGATGAGTTCGTCTAAGTTCATTTCTTCTCCTGAATCAATGGTCGTCTTGATAAAAAGCTTGTAATATCTTGAATAGATGGCTTCTCCCAATCTTTGAGCGTTGCCCTTTCTTCCTTGTGCTTAAGATCGTCTCTCATATAGAACGGAGTCTCATCTTTCATCTTGAACAAGAATGCTTCCTTGTTGTATTCCTGTGCAGCTTCTTTACTAATAGCCCACAGTCCATTAAGGTTTACATTCTGTTGGAACGTAAGATAGAACTCGTAGTAGCTCTTATCGTCCCTTATACGTGACGGAAGTAACATTACTGTATCAAGATGGTTCATATCAGTATCTGGTTTATCTGTCATATGTACTGGAAGTCTAGCGTCTGTGACATAAGACGTTAGCTTTGGCTCGTCTGCTTTGCCATCAACAACAATAGTAAAACCAGTTTCTCTATCACCATTCATAAACGACAGTCTTTGTGTTAAGTCGTCATATGATACCAATCGCCCAGCAAGAGGTAGCTTTGTTGGAGCTTCATTAAGCAATGAAGGTGTAACGCTAGCGCCTAACACTGACATCTGCTCCTGATTTAACATCCCAACTTCATCCCATTCTAGACCAGCAATTCTAAATATGTCTCTAATAACGTCAATAGGGACTACATACCCTCTTCTTTCTTCAGTTATTTCTCCGTAGAACATTGGTGAGGACTGCACCCAGATACCGACTACAGCACCATTAGAGTCGATCACAGGGAACCCTGAGTAGCCCTTCCGTCCTCTGTCTCTACTGGAGTACATATCAAACATGTTGTATCGAGCAGGACCATTTCTAACAATAAGATCGCCTTCGCCCATGTTTGCAGAAATGGCTATTGCAGCATCAGGGAATTCATAGGCAAGTTCTAACTTAGTCATATTTTCTGTCTTCGCTATTTCGCCTGACAGAGCTACTCTAATAATTGCCATATCCGCATTTTCTGCGTTATAGACATCTACTGGTACCTTATACTTTCCTCTCCAGACAATTTGACCTTCAATTACTTCTCCGGTCAGTGTAGTCATCTTTATTGCGTCACCAAGAGTTTCGTTATCAAGACAATGAGCAGCTGTTACGAAGAGAGGAGATCCATCAGTATCTGTTCCTATGTAGAAACCACCACAACCACCATCTCCTGGCATAGAGACTATACCTCTTAACGTATTCTTTACCTGTTCTTCGTTGTTAGCATACGCTCCGCCATAGACACCATTCTCAGCCATCATTGGGTCCATGTTAAGCGTAGACTCTATGCTGTTGTATACTTGATCTATGTATACACCTGGCTCTCCAGTTACGTCACCAGCAGCAGTAACAGAAGCATGGAGTATTGATACACCGCCAACTTCTTCAACAAGCACTCTATTACCAGCTTCTAATTCGGACTTTATTATAGCTGCATAGCGACCATTGAATTCATACATATCTTTATGTCTAGGGTCAATCCAAACAGCATTGAACGTAATAGTTCCTTCACCGGCAAGTGGATAAGCATTGTCCATGTCATCCCATGTCTCATAGGCTTTAATCCTGTCTTCTATAAGAACATCAATATCTGCCATTAATCCTTCTGTTAGTAATACGAATGGAGAGTAGTTTCTAAAGGCTCTATAATCATCTGGACTTCCGCCTTCGTTTAGAAAGTTCATTGCCATTAGTATCAAATCTTGCATATTGTTTACTACTCTTCCATCAAATACTCTCTGTCTAGCATCTTCTATAGATTCACCTTCGGGAGAGTCAGGTAGAGGAGTAAATGGAAGCTGGCCTTTAACATAGCTGTTATAGTGCCTAATGATCTCATTAGTTCCTTCTTCAGCAGAGAATGGAATCCTTAGATTAGCAAGAGCCCTGGCTACTAATGCCTCTGTCTCTGATTGAGCAGCTGCAAGCCTTCTCCACATACCGCCTGAAACTCGCCATGAATTGTAAAGATCCCAGAGTGCTTTCCATCTATCTATCTGCATTTCTGCTTTATCTCTTAGCGCTCCTATCCAACTTTGGAATCCCAGTGTCTGCGCTTTAGTCAATTGGTTAGCAAGTGTCTCTAATGAGTTCCTCACTGCTTTTGCAGAGTCCTTTGAAGTAGCTGCTTCAAACTGTGTCTTAAATTGCTCTGGTGTTATTGCTGCAGTAAACGTAGGTACGCTTAGCTGGCCCTTCGCTAGGCCACTAAAATCAAATAGCTTGATGCTTAGGTCTGGATTAAGACCTTCATTTTCTTTGGCGGCTAGTATTTTCTCTAGCTTATCAAGGGTGTCATCAATCATATCAGTGATTCTGTCAGCATATGGCCTTGTTGCAATTGTTTGCCAAAGCATTGTTGCATCTAATCTTGCATCAATTAGCATATCCCATTGACTTTCTGAGTTATTCAGCCTTGCATTGGTTGCTTTCTCATTAACCGCTGTAATTCGATTGATCAGATCAGCGTCAAGACCAAAAATGCTAGACGGCATTGCTACAAGATCAGGTGACTTGTCTATTACTACAATTGGTGTTAGATCTGGCTGGTTAATAGGAGGCAGGAATGGAGTCATGTCTGGAATAAAGTCAAATGCTCCAATAGATAGGTCTTGCAACAGATCTAAGTTTCCGCTCTTACCTGACATATATAGAGCCTCAAGCTTCATAATGTCAGATTCTGCAACATCAAGACGAATATCATAATCAGTCAAGGAAGTTGCAACTCTAGACCATGAAACAATCGTATCTTCTGGCCCAATAACTATGTCTAGCGCTTCATGGATGTATCTAATTTCGTCTGTATACTCAAGATTGTAACTATAAGATTGAGATTGTAGCTGAGCGACAAACGTTCTTAAGTCAGTAGCTTCTTTAAGAATAGCATCTTTTTGTGAAACCTCAGCAGCTGTCCATCTAGTAGCTATAGAGTAAGCCTTAGTGGTGAGCATACTGTATGTTTCTAACAATCCTGAATGAGTGAATCCTTCTAGCCCTCCAAGATGTTGAATATCTAGATTAACGTCTCGTTGAAGATCTAAGAACTGTTGTCTCAGACTTGCGTCTTCTGTTCTCTGAGACCTAAGCTCAGCTGCTCTAGCAAGATTAATAAGCTTCTCTAGTTTTTCTCCACCTTCAGTATTGATCTCTACTTTAATTCCTTCGTAGAGTCTAACAAGATCGTTATACTGGACTGTTGTTGCAAACTCAACGGAGTAACCAAAGCCAAGAGCCCCAAGGTGCGATTCTTCTGCTTGACCCAAAGCATCCATTGCAAGACCAAGTGCGAATGTACATAGATCAGTCAGTCTTGTAAAGTTAAGATCAGAGATTTGTTCCCATAGCCACTCTTTAATGACAAGTAGTTCTGCTACTGTAGTTGCATCTCTTATCTCTTGTATCTTTTTATTGATCTGTCTGTATGGCTCAGAAATAGATGCCTGAAGAATATGGCCTGTTTGAATTGCTTTGCCAAGACCATCAGTTTCTCTAGGCACTGCTTTAATAACAGTTGGGTCTTGCCATCTATAGAAGATCTCTTTTTCTTGTTTATTCTCAAGCAGTTCTGTAATAGCAACCTGAAGACGATCTCCTTTCTTCGCTTTAATAGATGTACCAAATGTAGCACCGATACTTACGTAGGTCTTGCCATTAAGCTTTACAATATCTGACTTTCTAATATCGGCCTTCATGTCATATGCAACACCACAAGTATAACTAATAGCTCCAGTCTTTAGCTTGTTCTCTTTAAGTACTGTAACGAATAGGCTCATCTTTGCTTTAACCTTAGCCCAATCGTCAGAGTCTTTCTCTAATGTGTACATATGATCTTTCGTCTTAATTAGAGCGCCCTCGCTTCCAGATAGTTTTTCTACTTGCTGTATTTCTGCCCTAACTTCTTCAAAAGATGAGCACCACTTGTTGGGCATCTTCGTAACAAATTCTAATGTTGACCCAGCAAAGTACTTAGCCATTGCCTGTCTTCGTTCAATATATGGCTTATTGTGGAATGACTCACCATCAAGAGAGAGGCAATCAAAAACCACTGCGACGGCAACAGACTCATCAATCTCGTTTCTTGTAAACCTACCTTCCGCTATCCTAGGTGAAAGAACCCCAGCTACAGACTGCATAACTTCAGCTTCAAGAACACAGTCAGGGCCAATTGAAAGGTCTCTAGCAATGTTTTTGTAAACATCGGACATGTTTCTATCAATGCCTTCGAGGAAGATCATGGGGACGCCATTACGCGCTTCAAGCAAAGCCCTGAATCCATGAACCTTACTTTCTATCGAAAGCTCCCTTCCTGCATTGGTCCTTTCTTCTACATACTCTCTTATTACCTCTAGGCTTTCATCAGTAAACGATTCGACGTGAAATGCTTTCCCAGGACGGACACCATTAAACTTAACATAAGGAGTAAATAGCCCTGCTTCTACTCTCTTTGGTTCAATAGCCTCTATACTGACAGGATGAGAGACTGTTGGAAGATTAACATTCTCATTCATTGTTTTTAATAGTTCTTCAAGAGCAGCTGAAAGATCAGGCCATCCAATTGTTCGTAGATTGAAATTCATCTTTACAATATCATTTGCCTGAGACATTATATCATCTGGGACTGGAACTTGGTCTGAGACCGCCATATGTAGATGGGAGTTTATAACGTTAACCCTAGTAGTCATTATATTAGATGCTACATCAGCCCAACTAACAAGGTGCTCTTCTGCGTTGACGACAGCTTGAGTAAGCTGCTTAGATTTCTCGTCAAGGGATGCGTTAGCCCACATAGCCATATCGTTTACTTCGTCAAGTTTGTCTATCGCGTCTTCAGCAGCTCCTATTCCAAGATTATACTGATTAGCGGAAACTCTCTGTGCTATGTCTAATAGGTCTTTGTACTTGCCTAGCATAACACCTGTTTGAAATGTGATCCACCCTTGAATATCTTCTGCACTCATAGAGCCAAAGCCCGACGGTGACATATGCATAAGCTCGGCCCAGTATGCGCCAAAGATCTTTTCAAACCTAAGCCTTGAATCAACATCAGTCGGAACTAATGGCTGGAGTAACTGCATTGTCTGAACTGCTTCAACAACATCTGCCTTTGACGCATAGGGAACTCTTCCTGTTTTGTAGATGTCTTCAAAGTCTTGAATCGTCTTCTGGAAGTCTACTGTAATACCGCCGAATACTTCTCCGTTAATAAAGATTGTCCCGCTATGGAACTCTCCTCTAATGTTATCAGCATAGAGCTGTCCTTCTATGTAGTCACTAGAGTCAGCAGATGTTCTTATAAAGCCAACGACAGTAGCAGATGCATCAGCCTGAGTAATCGTTTTATCTAGAGAGGGCATATATTTAGCCTGACTGAGAATCATCATTGTCGATCCTGGAGGACCAGCCACTTCTCTTGATGTAATTCTTAGCATATCCTGCAACGCTGTCTCTTTAGCTAGGTCTGCTTCGTGCATCGCAATATCATAATAAAATTGATTGAAACTTTGCTGTTCTATGCCGTCATATGAGAGCATAGTACTTCTGTAAGCATCCCAGTGAGTATCTTTAATAGACCCCCACAGCTCATCACCATAGGCATCTAGATACGGATCATAAGCTTCTCTCTTAATTTCGTCTAGCATTGTAATTATTGTTACAGTTGTTGGCGTATATCCGGCTGCGTTCTCTTCTCCATTTTCAACGTAGTCTTGCATTAATGAGAATACAGCTCTCACTTCTCTTGCCATCCATAGTTTGAAGAGATCTTCGCATTCATCAAATCCAATGTACGGAAGAAAGACACCTCTGTTATTTGCAATCTTAGGCCCATTCCACGGAGCAGATACAAATGCATCTAGTCTATCATGTATTGCTTGCAGGTGACCTGTCCTTAGGTTCTCAATCTCTTGGCTAAGGAACTTCTCTCCGGCAGCTCGTGTTAAATCAATTCCTGACATAACATTATCTGCTAAAAAGTCTCCATGCTCTGCTTGTTCCCACACAAGGTCAAGGTAGTCGTGATAAGATTGCTTCGCTACTGGAAAGTCCTCTGTTGACAATTCGTTATCTTTAATCGTTGCTTTCTGTTCAAAGAAGACTGGTGCAGTAGAGTAAGTATTAGTAGAGAGCTCGGTACAGTAAGATTGCTTGTACACGTAAAGCATTCTGTATGTATCTTCAAATGTTTGCCTCTTGTCTATCGCATCGTGGTCTCCAACTCCAGTTTGAGTTGGAGGATACAGTGGGATTAGAGAGTTGATTGAATCAAGGTAATCTAGTCTATTCTGTACATCTTCACAGGTGAAGTCAAAGTCAACCATGTATAAAGCATCTCGTCTTAGGTATGGCTGTACAATAGTATTATTTGTTTCAGAAGCAGCTTCTTTTCGCTGAAGCATTAGTTCAGGTATGCTTAGGTCTGTGTCTGCAGATTCCATTGCAAGGCCATAAGTATCGTCAGAGTAAACAGCGAATCCACGATTACGCATATCTGATATTGCTTTTGCAACTTCAATGTTAATGTCATTAAGTCTTCCGAGTTCGTACTCTATCGGATCAAGTTGTCCCTTAAGAAACGCTTTCCATTTAGCATCGAGATATTGTATCGCAAGTACATATTTCTCATCAATAATCTCTCTCAGCCTTGATGGAAGAATCTCTCTTGTATCTGCGAACTGCTCTCTGAGTTCTGCCATATAGATGTCGTCAAAAATAGGAATAACAAGTGAGTCAAAAATCCTGTCTGGAATGTTCAGTCTGAATCTGGCGTATGTTGAAAAGTCATACCACCCTTTCACCTGATAGAAGCCTACCATCCACAGCGAAGGAGTCATCATTTTATCGTCAGATAGTCCTTGAAGAGCATCTGTTGACTGCGCTTGGCTACTTTGTAGAGTTTGATCCATAAGCGCAAATTCGCCCTTAATCTCAGACTCATACATCATTCTTACGCATTCTTCTTCTGAAACTCCAACTGAACCTTTGCAGCGACCAAACCTCTGAGAGTCTGCAAGCTTTGTATCTTGAAGCTGGTAGAATATTTGATACCACTTAGCAGCCATATTCCCAGCTACAACAAGAAGGTAGTTCTGTTTATCTGGTTCATCCTTATAACGCCCCATGTAAACGTCGTATTGAATCTCTATTTGTTTAAGAGCATCAGTCATAAGCTCTTTCGTTCTAGAGTTTGTATCTACGCTCATCGCTGGAAAATTAGTAAATTTACTGGGCATTATAAACTCCCTCCTTGAACCTCTACTAATGGGAGAACCTTATGTGTTAGTAGCCACTCGTATGTAGCTTCTATTGTTCTTTTCTCATCTAAATTGTCTGTGTCATATACCAGATCTCCGAGCACCTCAAGAAGGAAAGCAGCGGAAGAAGCGTCTTCATTGTTTTCAAAAATATCAAGTATCATATTTTTATAGCTGACCATTAGGACCATTGCTTGGCTCTCTTCCTGTTGGACCCCTATTTGTTCATAGCTGCCATCTTCTATCTTTCTTCCAAGTATAGCAGAGAGAATAGCATTAAGATCTATGCCATGAGCCTCGTAAAACGCTATGTTCTCTTTACCCATATCAACGTCTTCCCCGTTTCTGAATCTTATATAGTAACTACTCTGTAAACGAGCCCAGTCCTCTTCGTACTCTTCTGGGATATAAGACCTAAGCTCAGGGACTGCATCTGTCATAATAACATTTGCAATGTCATTTATGCTCGCAACAGCAGCTCCTACCCCAGGAATGAAAGCAGAGAGAGTGTCTTCAAACATTCTTGTCCCACGCATTGGGTTCTTTACATAATCAAGATCTTCAAACATTGCCTCAAGATCCTTTTTTGTCTGAGAATATATATCAACGTGTCCAGTTGCTAGATATTGTTCCCTGAAGTCTTGCTGATTGCCAGGAGGCATTACTTCGCCGTGTATCCTTTGATAAGAGTCCATTGCGTCAGGCAGAAATTTCTCTCTTAGTACTCTCCATTCTCCATAGTAAAATTCATCTAGGCTTGCAACTCTACCAGACGCTATTGCCTTACTTGCCCAAGCCGAAAGTGCATCTCCATAGTTCTGTCCAGGCACGAGCCCTTTGCTTAGAACAATCTCTCCGCCAGTATTAAGGCGTGGTATTTGTTGTTGAAAGAAATTGACCTCTAGATACTTATTGTATCCTGCTTCAAGATTACCGGCCCTTGCTGCGGACTGTGCTTGTGCTGTAGCTACATTATAGCGTCTTACAACTTCTGCGTGTCTTGCTGCACCTAGTGGGCGGAATGCTCCGTTTACAACAGCACTTGCAACGTCCTTTGCTGTATTAAACATCTGGAGGTAGAACTTCTGGTTAAATAGCTGCATCTCGTTAAGGTATGAGAAGAAAGTATCCCAGACTTCTTGGACTCCTGCAGACTTCATAACAGCTTCATGCAATGCATCGTCAACTGAATCTACTATTTCTATTATTCCATTATGGACTAATTTGGTTAGATCGTTTTGCGTTAGCCCAATTGAGTCGTCTACGATTTTCTCCAGTTCGTCACAAAGTTTATCAGATAGATTTCTTACACTATTAATAGCAGTATTGACTACTGTTACTTGTACAAAGTAAGGAAGCCAGCCACGCTCAGAGAACATCTCAAAGCCTTTATACCCATACTTCTCTCTTAGTTGTTCTTTTCCAATTGCTACTAGGTCTGTATGCCTTGTTGAGTATGGGATACCTTCAAGTGCACCAGCTGATAGATCTCCGTTTTCTGCAAACAGATTAATCCTTGTTGTAACTGAAATTCTTAGGTTTCTTATTAGCTCGTTGGCTGTAGACTTATCAAGGGCTTCAGGCAAATACTGAGCATAGGTAGTAATCCCGCTAGATGGTCTCATTGCTGCTTCCATAGCCACTTGGTCTACTTGGTCAGAAATAATTGTTCTGATTTCATCTTGATACCCATTTGCTAGCTGAGAGTTAAGTGAGCTCCAGAACTGCATTGTTTCTTGAAAGATTAATTCTTTGATATGTCCAAGCTCTGAGTCTACTTGAAGAATACCAAGAGAGCGAGACGGAGAGAGCTCTTCAATAATCTGATTAGCCATAGCTATTTTATTCTCAGTTGAGAAGTTTTCGTCAATATCTCCGTTGATAAAGTGCTCTGCAGTTGCTTCGTTAACACGGTTCTTCGTAAGCCACTCAGCCTTTTCTTTCAGTTCTTGAGGCACAAGATTCCATTCTATTGTATTCCATGCCTTAAGAAGCAGTGAGCTTAAATATTCTTTACTAGCATTATTAAGCATTCGTTCTTCATCGCTGGTGGTTTCTGCTTCAGTCAGTCTTGTATCTACATGGTTATAGAACTCAATAATTCTTCCAAGGTTGTTATTGTTTGGATACTGATAGGCACTAACAATGTCTCTAAGCTGGTGATCTGCATCCATTTCTTCGTCTGTCGGAAGAGACATCTCTGTTGGTATTCTATCTCTATTAAGCATCTCATCAGTAGACAGTGCTACATCAAATGCATTTGTCTCTGGGTTGATAATGCTTGTTGGTGGAGCAACCTCAGGCATATCGTAGTCATATCCAAGCTCTGCTTCTTTTCTAGCCTTCTCGATGTCGTCATCTATTGCCTTAAGAATTATATCTAGATACTCAATAGCTTCTGGATACTGGCTCTTCATCATCATAACACTGAATCTGGTGCTTTCAAGAAAATCGACTCTTTGACGATCACGAGAGGTTATTGCTTCGCTAACTGATAGGTTCAATCCATCTATCATTAATTTAATAGCTGGGTCTAAATCTTCGTACCCACTACCAAAATCAATAGTACCATATTCTGGTTTGAAGACCATGCCGGAATAGCTAGGATTACCATCATAGATACCTTTATCAATTTTATCAGTCATATCTTCCTATTAATCTTGTGTGTATTCCGTGTTTCCAGGAGCAATAGTATTGCCAGCTGCCTCTTCGTTTTCTTTAATTATTGATGCAACATCAGAATAAACTGGATTCGTTACTTGACCAGCATCGTTAAGGGTTCTTGATTGACCCTGTACTGCTTGATTGATTGTAAGAGCAGCTCTAAATATTGCTAGGTTTCTTAGCGACTCCGAGATGTCTTCCTTTATTTGTCCGACAAGTTCTGGTTCTGCATTAACAAGTACATCGTAGTAATTATCAAACTCAGCTAATGGATAGTTCCCAATGTTTATCAGATTAGTAAGTCCTTCTGCAGCCATCATTGTTCTAAGGATTACGTCATTCCCAATAGTTTCAACGTCAATCTCCATCTCTGTGGTATCGCCAATAAATTCCATTGCGAGTTCTAGCGTGTACTTTTCTATTTCTTCAGACTGCATCTCAGCTGCCTTTGATAGTATAACTGACATCTCATCATCTGACAACTTCTCGATAGAAGCAACAGTAGCATCTCCAACAAGTATTTCTATTGCAGGCTGAAGGATTGTTAGGACTCTAAACTCGTCAATATAAGGGAATATTTCTCCACTAGAAGCCCCGCTAACTATTCCATACTGAGCCGTAACTAAATCTAATTCCTGTATCTTTGCATCCAACTCCTCGGACAAGAAATCTTTAGCGCCATTGATTGCTTCTCTTTCATCTTCAGAGTCTGCTTGTAGAGAACTAACCATATTTCTAATTGATACTAATTCTTGCCTAGAGTTAAATAGCTTTCCTTTTGCCAGCCCAGCTTGTCCCTCAAGCCCTAGCTCATTATATGTATCAGAGATTGACTGTCTTACTACTTCTCCATACTCTTCAATAGCGGCATAAACAGTTGCCATTCTATCTGTAATGGGAACAATCTTATTAACAACAAAGCTTGCTACATTCTGAGACCTCTCTAGCATCTCCCTCATGTCTTCCATCTGCATTTCGTTTGTATATGATGGCTCTGCGTATCTATACTTGTTCATAAACTTACTTTGGCCAATCACTGGAATAGCCATAAGAGCTCTGAATGTAAGGTATGCTGCTCCAAAGCCAACTGCCGCTCCAATAAGCACAGCTGAAGCAACGCTAGCTGTAGCAAGTGCAGCGGATGCAACAGGACCCATTTGCTTTACGTCTATTGTGTAATCTCCAACAGCTCTTACAACAAGCCCATTGTTCCATCCACGTATCCATGAATTGAATCCACTATTGTTAAAGCTTTCCTTAAGCGAGACAGTTAGGAGCTTAAAATCATGGATGTTTTTAAACGGAGAAGTACCAAATACTCTTTTAATAGCTTTCCCTGGGAGTAGAAGCACATTTCTTATTCCTTCAGCCGTCTTAGCTACTCCCCTAATTGTTTTATACAGAACTTCTTGAGCAGTAGACATTTCGCCTCGTTGAAGGGCAGACATCCACTTAGCTGCTCCATATGCGATTGCGCCCATAACTCCTGTTCCTGCAACCACAGACCCACCTAGTAGCCCAATAAAGATGACATACTTTCTGGCGAATACGGTCCACCAGCTCTTGTTAGTCCTACCAACGTTCTTATAGATAATCTCTACTTTTTCCATTACGTCATAGTAGACAGTGAAGAACGCTTCGTTCATAATCATGTCTAGGCCAGTCTGGGATATTTGTGCTCTTTTAGCAAGCGCTTCATTGGCTGCTCTAAGCATAGCAGTTCTTACTCTTGTCTTCAGCCTGCCTTCGCTTGCTCCTCTGATAAATGCAAATATTTCTGCAAGAGCACCCATTTCAGGTACCCAGCTCTCTTTGTAATAGGTCCATAAGGGAGCCAGGACTGTATCGGCGAAAGTATCTACTTTGTCCTCAGCATACCCTACAACGCCACCAGGACCATTGTAGTAGAGATCTCTTAGTTCTTCGGCAGATACTGCCTCTGGATAGTACTGAATAACGTAATCCCATGTGTTGCCTTCTGGATTATTTGGAACGCTATACTTTTGACTCATTATTTTGCCTTCAGTTTCTTAGCGATGATAAAAGCAGCTGTTCTAGCAATATCTTTAGCTTCTGCTTTTGTAGGCCTACCTTTTGCCTTTACCTTATTAAGCGCAGCTTTGAGTTGTTTTTCTCCTTTGATTAGAAGTGCATGGTTCTCAATTGGCTCAAGTAATTTAGTAAGCATCTCCATGCCAACCTTCATCATTTCTTCCATATACATCCTGGACGCACTGATCTGCGTAAAGTCTGGTTCTTTCATATCTCCAGAAATGACTCTTGATGCAATTTCTATAGCAGCAGCTTCAGCCTCAAGCCGTGTCTCTGCTTCTCTAGCTGCTATCTTTATCTCGAATGAAGCCTTGATAATGTCTTTCTCATATCCTGGATCATTAATTGCAGGACCCATTACGGACCTGAATGCAGTAACAGCAGCTTCCTTCTTGTTCTCGCCTAGCTCTCTCCACTGAGATGCAGGAATTAAAGCAAGATGGTACATAGAACCAGGGTTCTTAGGGTGAAGTGAAGCCATTACCTTAGTAGTAAAATCTGGCTGGATTGTCTTAATTACATGATCAATTGTAACTGGTTGATCCATACAGACTGATACATTGCCATTGGCTCCAGAAATGTCTACTGCGCCATACTCAATGATAATAGGATGCGGAGAGAAGGCACTAGCGTTTAGAGGGCTATCATGTTGCCATTTAGGTTTAAGCTGTGTTAGTCGCCTAACAACGGCTTCATGAGCAGCAGCAATCCATGGCAGGGTCCATCTATTTTCCCCAATCTCCATTGTCGGACTGCTTGATCTAATCTCTTGTGCCCACTGATGCAGAAGGCTATGAGCACTTAGTAATTCTTTTGAATTCTGATTTACTGATGCCATTCTAATAAAGTTTTGTGGCGACTCATTTATTAACTTTTTCTCTTTCGCTTCTGTCATACTGCCTCCGGTGATTCTATGAGTTCTCCGCCCTCAGGTGAACCGATTGATTCAATCATTTTTGACGACTCCAGTAAGCCGATCATTAAGTACCGGAATGCATCCTTATGATCTACTCTTGACTTAGTTGAATCCATTCCGCCGATTGACTCTGCTGCGGCCTGGAACAAATCTGTAAGAAGCTCAACACAATCCTGATGAATAAAGATCTTATGGTTATCCAGGAATGCACTGATGAGTAACTTTGTTCTGTCTTCACCAAGATGCTTTGCAGTAGCTCTAATTCCGTTCTTGTTAAGCTCGTCTGTTAGCTCAGGTTCGTCGCTACCAGTATATACTTCTTTGATTGAAGGATAACGTTCTTGTGCATAGCCAAATGCTGTTGCCCACTGAGCGCTAGGAACTCTCTTGAATGTCATTTCACCAACAATCCAGATGTCTTCGTTCTCATCCATTCCGCCAACAATAGCAGCACCTTCTGATGCGTATCCATAGTCAGCTCCAACTGTAGCGAGCGTAAGCAATCCTGGTTCTGGAATAGTATCTACGATTACTTCGTAGTTCATTCCAAAGTCAGAGATAGCTTCCATCGTTCTTAGCTTTCCAGCAAATGATTCTGGATCAATTGATGCAGAGAGTCTTGGCCAGTAAGATGCAGGCATAGACATTCTTAGTCCTGGGATACTAGGCTCAGCTGTCTTTGGCTGAGGTTGTGGATTTGCTCCAGCAGGTGATGGAGATGCTCCACCAGCACTACCAATATCGCCTAGGCCAGAGAACCCTGATGGCATACCTGAGTTATCTGGCATACCGAACATTGATCCACTACCAGCAGGATTAATCGACATTGAATCGCTAAGCTCCTGGTTAATCTCATCCTTGTTTCTGTCGTCATAGCTAAGTACTCTACGTACCTCAGCCTTTGAAATGTCGTGATCTTTCTCAAGAGAAGTAACTTCACTTACGATCTGAGCCCTGTCTCTTGTGTCAACTCTTGGCCATTCAAGCATTACTTCAGTAGGCGGGACGCCAAGTGTCTTAGCGAAGACACGCTTAAGGGCACCATCAAGGTTGTTTTGAATGTATTCGTACATTCTTGTCGGGAATCCAAACTTACCGATCTGTGCTGCGTATTGAGCATTCTCTGTTACTTCATGTTCTGGCAAATGAACAGCTTGAGCACACCTAAGACGGAACTCATAGCCATCACCACCTCTGGCATCACTACCAGAGCCAGTGTTTAGTCCAACGGCCTTAACGTCCTCATTAGGGGCATTAAGGTCAATCATCATTGGTTTATCAGGAAGTTCGTATTTCTTTCCGCTCTGTGCTCCTTCTCTCATTCTAAACAAATACACTAAGTTGTCTGCTCTAGCCTTGAATGCTCTCTGCTCAAGCCAATCAACATAACGCATAATTTCTTTGTTAAATCTATAGAAGAGAGACAAGCCCCAGATACCATCATTCCATTCCTGGAAAATTCTTAGGTGGGTCATATTATCAGCCTGTACAATTCCGTTAGGGAAGATCTTCTTAAACGGAGTAGACAGTTGATATTGTGAAGGAGGACTTGTGAAAGACCAGCTATCAGAGTGAACAATCTTCCTTACGTGATCTGGAAGAATAGCTCTCATTTGTGGATAGCCTACTGTTTCAAAGTCATTAACCTTCTCTCTGAACATGGAGTCAAGCGGAAGATGTAGAACAAAAATACTACCATTAGTTAGTGTTTGAGCAATAAGCATTCTTGCTGTTTCTTCTGCTGCACCATCTGGATAAATATCATCTAATAGATCTGCTTTCTTATGTGGTACTGGCTTTCCTTCTTCATCAAGCGTTGGCTTAAGTGAGATCTTTAACCCACGACCAGATACGTGCATCATGTATTTCATGAGCACATTTCCAGCCATTGAGTCATCTCTGACGATTCTACGAGAGTCTCTATACATCTGCCCTCTGCCAGCTTCGTCAAGCATTACAGCAGATGTACCACCAGTTCCCCAGTCGCTAGTAACTGATCCAACTGGTACAGGAATCGACCTAGTTGAAGCAGTGAGTCTATTAACCATAGAGTAAAATACTACGTCTTCAGAGTTAAGATCCCCGTTCTTGATTCCTTCTCTGAGTGCAATTTCCATTGCCTTTTGACTTTCAAATGGACTGCTTTTCATTCTCCGATAACCCCCTCAGTTTCCCAGCTAGTCGGGTCCATAGACCATGCTGAGACTTCTTGTTCCTCTTTCATTATGTCTGGGAACAGGAACTGAGCAACGTCAGCCAAGGCATCACAGCCATGATCGTTTCCTTGCTTAGGAGTTTCAGTAATCTGTCCGTTGATCATTTTTCGTTCATACCTTGGTAGCTCCCATATTAGATACGGGCAAGTATCGCCTATTAATAAGCGCGGCTTTTGCGTATCTGAGTGTATCATAAGTTTGTCTACAATCCTAATTCTCATCTGCTTTCTATCGTCAACAACAAAGTTAGGGAAGCCCTCTAGGGCAAATAACATAGCAGTGTTGGAATGCCCTCTCCTAGAGGATGATTCAGGTCCGTGAACTATTGTTACTTCTGTATGGTCTACATTATGTTTTTTGCATAACCCTTTTGCTAGCATTACCCAATCTTTATCACCAGCATCTCTTTGGCTGTCTAGGAGCCTTACCTGAATTCCTGCTTCGTATATCTCATCAATGACCCATAGCGTCTCTTCTTTCTTTCTACAAAAGTACATAGCGCCAGGAGTAGCAGATCCATCATCAAATGTAATAACAGGCTCACCGTCAGTCGGTAGGTTCTCGAAAGGAACAACATGAACTTTAGGCGAGTAACGTGGATATACATTTCTTTCAGTTGTAAACTCATACTTCATCTCATATTCAGTTGCCCAAATAAGATCCGAGTACTTCTTCTTCATCTTCTCAGCCCATGCGCCATCTCTTCCAGGACGCAGCGAGTAGTGATAAGTTAGAATATCAAAACCAGAGTCTTCCTTATGTCGTATATCGTAAAAGGCGTTGCCGGTAAAGTTAGAAGTACTTGAATAGAGAAGTGTCTTATAGTTACCACCAGACATTGAAGCATGTACCTTATGGCTTTGTGGAACAAATGCAAACTCATCCCCATACTTAAATGTAACTGACTTACCACGGCCAGCTGAGGGGTTTGCAGACTCTCCTGTTACATAGCTGTTCATTCCTGGTTCTAGGTTCCTAATCTTCAGCTGGGTGAAGCCTAAGGGTGCTCTAGTCCATCCTGCTTGCTGTTGCCATGAGAAGCGCATCATGCCAAAGATAGAGTCAGGAGTTGAGTTATCTCCACCATCGTCTACTTCTGCTTGCTTGCGAGAAGTTACAAAACCTGACCAGTCTGGGACGTACTGAACTGAGTATAGCATAAAGCCAGCAGTTGTAATCGTGATCATCATATCGCGTGACTTTTCTACTAGGATGTTATGCTGCTCATTTTGATGGTCTAAGCCTTGAAGCTCCTTTACATAGCTGCGTAGAAACTTCCACCCAGGCCAAAGGGCTACTCTACCTTTGGGCTTATCAAAGGTTCTGTAGTAATTTGTCATCCAGTAAAGAACGCCATCAACTGGATCACATATCCTAAGAAGTTCCTCTTTATGCTGAGGCAGCGTTATCTGTGGGATCTTCTTCCTCCAGTGTCGCTTCTAACTCTAAGAACGGCTCTTGTTCGTCTGAGACTTTATTTCTTTCATCAACAGCCTCTTTATAGATGTCTCGCATAAGTAAGCTGAAGTCCATACGTTTCTGAGGTATTGTTGCGATCAAGATACCCTTGCTTAGATCTAGAATGGCCTTAGCTGCTCTTAGCTTGACCCCTTCATCCTGGGCATCCCTAGCAAGATCTGTTACAGTCTTTAATGCAATAGCCACACTATATTCAAGACGTAGAAACTGAGCTTTGATTGACCCAACAATAGCTTCTAGTTTTGTATCGCTTAGCGCTTCAATATAAGCTTTGACCTTTTCGTTTCTTAGCAAGACAATTGGGCCTTCATGGTCAATGGTCTTCTGTGCATACCCAGCTTCCTTCATTGCTACTCTTGGGTGCACTTGTCCAAGCTTATAGATTTCAACAAACTTGCGCTGTTTATCTGTAAGTTTACTTGCTATCTCTTCTAGTCTTACTTCTTCTGCTTTTTGCTCTGCAAGGTATTTGACATTATCCCCGTCGCCCATTGGTACTCCTTCTCATCAATTTCTCTTACTACTAACTCAACCCGTGGATTTTCTTTATCCCATTTCTTATCAACATTATGCTTGACTACATATCTATCATCAACTATAATACCTGATTTAGTCATACAATCCAAGACTAGCTCTATTGATAGGTCTGCAACGAACTTGTTTTTATAGAATGCTGAGCCTTCTACGATAAGAAGTTTGTCTTTACCTCCAAGCATTGGTGATCCCATATGTTCTGTTTGTTCTTTGAAATGCTTCTCGTATGCTTGTGCCTTCTTTGATTTAGGCAAAAAGGGTCTCCCGCCCTTACCGCGTGTAGCGATAATGCGGGAGTTGCCCTTTCTTGGAGGTTGGTCAAAGACTACAATTGTTACTTCTCTGAGAACGGTAGCCCCAGTCTCTCCGTGCTCATTTTTCCCTTCCATGATAGTTTCCCCTCGACAACAGTTACCGATAAGCCTGATTGGTCTTGAGGTAATGTGTCTGTATGTTCTAGCTCAGTATACTCTACTTTGCCAGGGAAAACCAAATAATGTTTTGGCTTAGATTCTTTCGGGAATGCTTCCTTGATTTCAGCTATAAGCCCATTGATGTCTGAATCTGAAGCTCCACCGAGCAAAGGCCTGAACGCTGCTTTCTCCTTAATCCTAGGTAGCCATTCAAGCATATCTTCTTCTGGAATCAAACCAATAATTGCTGACAGTGTAAAGGGAGAAATGTGATCATCGCCCTTCCAGAGATTGGCAAATTCAAATGGATAGTCGAATACCTTCTTGACTTTTGTATCTCCAGTAAACTTAATACCAACAGCATTCATCCAGTCTTTTGGTTTCTCAAAGCCAAGTGGCATAATATTGTCATCTGCTGCACTCATATAGGCTGTAAAGTCGTACATAGCCTTTAACATGCGACTGTAAGCCTCACAGGTCTTGTTATGCCACTCTTCAGCTGATTGTGCAGCGGTGCTAGATGCTCTAGTATAGAAGTCTAGGTCTGCGTGGCTGATAGAGCGGCGCTCATTATCAAGAACCTCAAACCCTTTCTCTTCATCAAGTACATCCCAGTGAGCCACAAGCCAACCAGATCCAATTGCCTTAGGCCCAATAAACTGAGTAATGTCACGATCCTTCTTTGGTGAATAAAGAATCGGCATATACATCCATGGAGAATCTATAGCCTCTGCTTCTAGTAACTTCTTAGGCTGGATACGTACTACAACAAGTTCCTCTCCAGCCTTAGGCTCTCCCATGATAGGACAACGCCCTCGACTCATATCAATAATATGAGCTTCTCGTTCATCAATGCTAAGATCTTCCCATACTTCTGGTAGGCCTGAAAAATAGTCAAGCTCTGAATGAGATAGTTCTACGCCTTTCTTAAGTACGGGTTCTTCAAAAGTCGAATCTTTTTGTGCTACCATAATTAACCATCCTCCTAATTCGTTCAACAGTGCGTATGTATATGGGATTAATTAAAGCTGCCGCAACTGCTGTATCGAAAGGCTCCCCTGGCCTCATGTCAACCTCTATATCAATAAACTCATCAATTATACTATCTATGTCCTCATCTGTCAAGTTGTCCATTTCATCAATGCGTTCGATCAACTTAGGCAGACAATATAATCCATACTCCCTCTGTAGATCTCTCCTAGCTAAAATTGGAAGCCTCCTCCATTCTTTGCCTCCGAGGATTAAAGTGAAAGTTAAGCTTGCTGCCAACAAACCCTCTCTTACGGTTCTTCAGGATCTGGATGGTGAGCTCATTGTTTTCTGCTCCACTATATCCATCCCTCCAAAGACCCAGGATGATGTCGGCATGAGACTCAATGGCCCCAGACTCTTTCATGTTATGAAGCTTAGGCACTCCACCTTCATTTGTGATAGCTGCTCGATTAACTTGACTGCCAGTTATAACACAGCAATCATGGCTCTTGGCAAATAACAACAACATCCTGAGACACATTCCGATTTCAAGGTCCCTACGTTCAGCGCCTTGAAATGTCATTAGCTGAAGGTAATCCACAAAGAAGCTGCGAATGCCTTGCCGATAGAGAAGTCGCATCTGTCTAATAATTCCTGTGGCACTGGTAGTTCCCATTGCGGTAATTTTGATTGGCTTTTGAGACAGCGCTTGAATCGCTCCCTCAGCACTGGCTGGTTTATACTGTAGATCATCAGAGGTGAGGCCACCCTCAATTTGGAGTAATCTTTCAACTACGGCCTCCTTTGTCATTTCAAGGCTAATAACGGCGCAAGGAACACCAGCACCGGCTTGTCGTGAGATTATGTTTAAAGCAACAGCAGTCTTGCCTAATCCTGCTGAACCGGCAACTACAATAGTTTGACCAGCTGCTCCACGAACATACTTATCAATAAGCGGAAATCCTAATGTTAGCCCAGTACCTCCTGCTCGTATCTCTTCTGTCTGTTCAACCCAAGAGTCGATTGATTGTTCAATTGAGAACACAACAGTCTCTGTAGTCTTCATTGCTGGTGAACTAAGTAGCTCAACTGCTTTATCTAACTGTGCGTCGGCCTTGGCTTTTTCATCGTAGCCGAGCTCTGAGATCTGTTCGCCGGTTGAAATTAGAAATCTATGCAGAGCACTATCTCTTACAATGTCTGTGTAGTAATCAATGCTAGAAGTAGTTGTTGTAGAATCTAGCAGATTGTTTAAAAATATTCTGCCGCCAGCCTTATCTAGGTTCTCTTCCTTCTCCAGTTTATTGGCTAGTACAACAATCTCACAAGGAATACCATCGTCTGACAATGATACAATCGCTCGAAAGATCGTCCTATGCTCAGTTAAGTAAAAGTGTTCTGGTGTTAATTTCTCAAGCACGATAGGAATAATGCGCTCAGGTTCAAGCATTAGGCTTCCTAGCACTACTCGCTCTGCTTCCATACTACTAGGCAACATTCTTACGTTCTTTCTATCTTCCATGTACTTTCTCCCCCATTTGTGATGAAAGTGCGGCAAGCATAGCAGCCCCAACCACGGGAGCCTTAGCCTTTACAGCTAAGCTATACTTATCGAGTTTTATTGCATTCTTCCGTTTCTTTGAGTTAATTATTGATTTACGTATGTATTCTGGAATATGATTCCACTTAGTAACGCAATCCAGCAATAAGGACATTTCGTATGTGTAAACCATAGGATATAACTTTTCAGTTAACTTTCTTCTCCATCCAGCCTTAGACATTACTTCTTTAGAGTTTTTCTTTCCAGTTACCAGAAGATCGACAAGCGCGTAAACTAGCTGGTCTGTTTCATAGATAAGCGGATTCTTTATCATGTTAATTTTTTGGATTCTTGTCTTGTCTGGATGCCACAGGCCTTCTACCTCTTTTTCTTCTTTGACCATTGGAACCTCCTGCACCAATACTACAACATCAACAGGAGAAGTCCATCGTAAATGAATTAGCAGTATCACGCATGTTTAAACATGTGAGAGCCATACTCCCACTGGGAAGCCTTCTGAATATGATCACTACTTAATAGACGTGCTAAACCCTTTTCGCTATTATTAATACTTATTCTCTAGTATAGCTCCTGCCGTAACGTAACCATTATAGCACTTCTTCACTATAGATGCAAGGTAAAATTAAAATAGTATCATCGGCCAACGAAAGTTGGGCCGATGCCGCGTAGCGGCACAAGTTGTTAAATAGACGTACAAAAGACAAGCCAGCGCAGCTTGGGATTTAACGGGGAGTGCGGAACTGGAAGTTCCTGGCTACGCTGGTCATAATTCATGCCTTATTCTGGGCTCTAATCACTCCTCTCTCGTGATTATGTAGAGCCATAGGCTAGAAACCAAGGATGTGCATAAGTAGGACAAATAGTGTATAATGTCGTAGCGGGGAGGATAAATGGCAAACCAAAAACCAGGCGATGTCTTATTGATTATTAGGCGCTTTGAGCTAAGCCTTTCACAGTCTGGGCTTGCTAGACGTTTAGGATGTGCTCAATGCACTGTATCAAGACTTGAATCAGGACAAAGGTTCTCAAGAAAGACAATGGACATGCTAAGCAATAAGATACCGAAAGATATGTATAACAGGATTATGGAGGCAATCATTGAAGAATCTAAAAGACATCGCAGGAGAAAAAGTAACAATGGTGAAGGTGCTTGAAGAAGAGCTAAAAAAAGCTGGATGGCTACTTAAGCACACTGATAAGACTGCAGTTAGAATGTTAGCGCAGAGTTTAGTGAAGGCCGTCTTTGATAGCAGGAAGGTATAAATGAAAGACTTTGAAAAGAACCCTATAGAGCTCGGTGAGGCAAAGATGCCCAATCAGTACCCAGAAGAGCTTGAAGTAGTATTCGATTCATGGGAGATCTTTCCTGGCCACTGGGATACATCTAAGGGAGAGATTCCTAGCTGCTTGAAAGATGGAAACTTTATACTTGGCATGTCGCTTATCATTGAGATTAAGCAAGACATCTTTCATAAACTGTTGTATTTCGCAACCAGGCCTTTCGGCGGTATGAAGATGATACATTTTATTAAATCAATATCACCAATTCCAGCAATTATGTATATGAAGAAAGAGGAGATTGAAAATGATACTTAACCAGGGAGATGACCTACAAGCTTTTATTGAAGAAAAAATGGAAGGCATGAAATATCTTCTAATCCCTATTGATCCCAGTCAAGTTTATGTTGTTGGAAAAGTTAAAATGATAGATGCAGCCTCTCATCAAGCACGATATTTAACAAGGAAGTTACTTGATGAAATAGAAGCAAAGGAGACTAAAAATGAAACTGAATGAACTTAGAGAAGCGATTAAAAGCATTGATGAAGTAACGCACCTCTCTTGGCCTAATACTAAAGCAGGAAGCATTAAAGACGGCAATGGTGGCCCCACAGCGGTGCCACACAGGGTATACGTCAAGGTTGATGAGTACTCCCAGCAGGTCCTTGACTTTATGATTGGATGGACTACAGATAGCGCTAGCATTCTTATTAGAGATCCACAGTCAACAATTGTTGCGGGGATGCTAAGAGAAAAACTTGGCGTAAAGAAAGAAACTCCTAGGATTATCAGCTAGTGGAAGCAATGGAAAAACTGAGGAGTATACCTAGCGAAGAACTAAGACATCACTTTGCTGAACTAGCCGGATGGGAATGGGATGAAGAAACTGTAACATCACCGGACAGGACATCAAGGAGAAGGTTTTGGGGAAATCCAGTTAAGATCGACAGACTTAATCACATGCTTCCTGATATTAAATCTGTCCCGTCTATCTGGCCATATATTGAAGACGCAATTAAGAAACTTCATAAACCCTCTAGGCAACCTCTGTTCTGGGATGCAGTTATTGATTTAATCAGCAAGGGCGAAGAAGAGCCAAAGGCATTTGTTATTGCTTATTGCTTGCTGAGAATCTAGTAAAAGGAGAAACAATGAGCAACGAGGCAGCTACAGTTCTTGCAACACTTATGAGGCATCAGAAGCATGTAGAAGCAAATCTTGGGCAGCTTTCAGCAGAGCTCGAACACAGGGCCCATATGCACGATCAGTCAAAACTAAGCACCACGGAATTTCCAGGGTTCATCGAGATTAATCGTATAGCACGAGAGCACCCGATTGGGACACCCGAATACGAAGCTTCAATGAGAACGGCAACGTGTATCAAAGAGCACTTTGCGATCAACAGCCACCACCCAGAGCATCACGAGACAACAGCAGCTATGGGATGGCTTGACATCGTTGAAATGGTTTTCGACTGGAAAGCTGCTTGTGATACCTACGGGACGAATACTGTACGCGAGTCTCTTGACTACCAGCGCAAGCGACATGGGTTTACCGACAATCAGTGGTGGCTCATCCTCCAAGTCGTTGAATGGATCGACCCAGAATAAGGTTAGATAATTACTAATTGTAAGGGAGCGCTTATGCGTTCCCTTTTTTTATTGTGTTATGCATTTCGTTTGTTAAACACCTCACTATATGGATAAACTGCCTTATCACATTTATACGGAGGTGATTCGATGGGAAACCCTAGTACAAGAGCAGGAAACCAGATGAGAACCTTGCTTCTAGCCGCAGTAGAAATTGGAGAGATCTTTTCACTACTTCAGGGCGTTGAACAATCTAAAGAACTTGCAAAGATTAACAAAAGACTCAAAGCCTTGCTGGACGCTCAAGCTAAGACTGGAACACAAATTTCTATAAAGGCACTAGGAGAAATTCTTAAGTCCTTAAAGGGTTTGAAGAAACCTCCGAAAGAAGTAGTAAAAGCAATTAAATACCTCTCCGAGCTTGTTGGAGATAAGCCTCCTAAAAAAGGACAGGCTGATTTTGGCAAACTGATGGATAGTATTGCCTCTACTCCGCCTCTCGGTAATCTACCAGTTTTCTCTCAAGGAAAACTTCAAGCTTCTGTTAAGGCTGGAGTTTATAGAGCTAGGCTTATTGCAGCTGGTAAGGCTCTTGATGGAAAGATCTGGAGCGCAGATGCACTAAAGGGAGCTGTTGAAAAAGGTCTCTTTGAAGGCAAGCCTGTTAGAGTCATGGTATTCAAAGGTAAGTACGGCGAAATTGAGAACCACGTTGATGACGTAGTTCCAGCTGGAGCTATCTTTGGTAATGACGTTGGCTTTGTTAAGGGTGCAATGTGGGACCCAGCAGAAAGAGCTGTCTATGGTTCTGTATGGATTACAGACCCAGCTAGACGAAATCTTATTGACTCTATGTTAGATCAACAGGTAGAGCTTCCAGGCATGTCTATTTATGCTACTGGAGCTCTTGACACAAACAACAAAGTAACTGTTATCGAAAGAGTTGACAGCATGGATTTAGTTACGTTCCCTGCTGCAGACGGAAGAATACTTGCAAAAGCACTTTCTGCATCTATCTCTACCGCAATGGGGGCTAGATTAATGGCTGCTGAAGAGGACCCTAAGATGGAACAACCAATTATGGACGAAACTAAAGATGCTGAAGCAGAGCCAAAGCCAGTTGAAAACCAAGAAGAGACAGAACCGAAGTTTGGTAAGTCTTGGTTTAAACGGCTTGCTGGAGAACTTGCAAAGGGTATGCTACCAGATTCTGAAGTGGGCGATGACAAGGTAGCTAAGCTTGATGGTATTGCTGAAGAACTATACGGCGAGCCTGAAGACCCTAACAAGTATCCATTAGAGAAAGTTGTTTCACTTCTCGAATCTGTTTATGGCGCTGTTATGGAAGAAACAGAAGAAAAACCTGAAGAAGAAAAGAAAGAAACCGATGAGGATGCTAAGCCATTTGATTCGTTTACTCCAGAAGGCATGTCAAGCGAAACTCCAATTTCGCAAGAAAGTACACCTGGCTCTTTGGCCAGACAAACCGTAGGAGGTGGATTGATGCCACTTAGTAAAAGAGTGCAAGCAAGTAACGTTAATCAAGCTTTGAACACCCAGGCTGCTCGTCTACAGGCTCTTGAGGAAAGAGTTGCAACAGTAGATACAGAGTCAATGGTTGCTGATAAGCTTGTTAATAGCCGTCTTCCCGATGCTGTTGTTGTCGAGATGGCAAAAGAACTCAAAGGCAAACCAGTAAGTCCAGCAGAAGTGGATGAGTTTATTGGTATGCAAAAGAGAGTAGTAGCGGGCATTGGTGGGAAGTTGGCTAGAACAGCTGCAGTTAACATTGATGGTCGTCCTGTTGGAGACGGCGGGAAGCCATCGACTGTAGAAGCTGCTGTCTCAAAGCTATTGGGAAGTAAAAAGCGTAAATAGGAGGTTGGTATAATGGACCAAAAAATGAGACTAGTACGCGGAGTATCGCGTAGGCAGGGCGTCACAATTGGCGCAGTTGCTATGGATGCAGGAGATCCGTTTATTCTTACGGCAGGAGTTGCTATTGCGGCTACTGACGGCAGTGAAGTACAGGGAGTCATAGTTGATGACGGTGCAATTGACGAAGAGAATGTTCGAGCAGAATTTTTAGTTGAAGGCCAAGTTTGGGATATAACAGTGGCTAGTTTGACTTCTGCTCAAGGCACACGGGTAGCAGCGGCTGGCTCTGGAGCATTTGATGAGGGTACTTCGGCTGACTTCAGCATTGGCTGGACAATCGAAAATACACTTGTAGCAACGGATACTACGGCTCGCGTTCTTATCACTCGCGGACTAATCGCCTAAGGAGGTTTTTATGTTTGATACTATTAATAAAATCAACAACGGCGATGATTCTCTTATTACGAGTATGACGCCACAACAGATTGCAGATCTAGTTACGTTTATGGACGAAACCGGCGCTTCGATGCGGATGGACAAGTTCAGTCGCATTATGGCATCTGTCTCTCCTGATCTTGTTAGCAACACATTGACGCAGAATATCACTGCAACAATGCTTGAAGCTTACTACAACTGGTCTGATGACTGGAAACTCTTCTCTACAGTTGGGCAGTCCGACTACATGGATACCCAGGTGATGGAACGAGTTAACCAGCTTGGCATGATTAGCAAGTTGGAAGAGTCCGGTGAAGACTTCAATCAGATGAATATCGCTGATGCCGATGAGATTACGTATGGCATCAACGGATACGGTGAAATGGTAGTCGTAGATCTTCGTACTCGCAAGAGTGACCGCCTGGACTATTTCGATGGTCTTGGAGATCGCTTGGGTCGAGCATGTGCATCACGACTTCATAACTCCGTTTATGTTGACTATCTCCAGTCTAACCCAGAGGTAGATGACAGTAACGATCTGTTTGATGAAACTAATCACGCTAATGACATGGACGATGCTGGTACCGGAAACGCCTTGACCTATGATAACCTCGTAGCAGGCTTCCGTCTTCAGGATGCGATGACAGATGACAGTGGCGAACCCATTGGCGCAGACTCGTCTTATCTTGTTGTTGGTAAGTACTGGCGCGAAATTGCCGATCAGATTGTTGACAATCCGAACAAGCCGACTACGGCTAATAACGATGTTAACACAATTAAGAAACGAGTTAAGAAAGTCATTTATAGCCGCAAGCTTGATTATGACTGGTACCTCGTTGCAGATCCTAAAGAGCTTCCTGGGCTCCACATCAACTTCTTTGAAGGTGTTGACGAGCCACGAGTAGACCCTGAACGGGGCGATAGCTCATTCCAGTTTGAACATCCTGGCCGACAACGATGGCGACTGTATCACTACTATGGCCTCGTGTGGAAGTATTGGCAGGCAGCTGTTCGCGGAAGTACTAACACACTCTAGTATTAAGGAGAAAGTATGAGCAATGATTTCGTAAAGATTGATACTAAGGAGTTTCTAAGACTTCTTAAGGTCAACAAGTATGGTACTGGTAGCGTTCGTCGCGCCGTCCATGCTAAAAGTGACGAAATTCAACGGCTCATCGCCTTAAATGGTGGGCCCAAGGAATTAGTTAACGCACTTGTTAACCTTCTTGGGCCTAGCCTACTGGATGATGAAGCGGATGAAGTTCAAGAAATTGAGGTTGTGGAGGAAGTTGAGGACGTAGTTGAAGAAATTAAAGTTGTAGAAGTAACAGAAACTACCTTTAATTACAACGGGGCAACTATTGATTCTATTCTCTCTGCTATTGAAGAGGGACTCATCTCGAAAGAAGAAGCTATTGACTTTGAGCTTGGAAAGGATAAACCACGACAAACTCTATTAGTTTCTCTGGAATAGGAGGTTAGACTGTGAATGCATACGAGCAACATAAAGTTAGAACATTTGTGTGGACTCTAGATGCCAGTACTGGTAATGCACCAACTACTGAGTACGTAGTCGATTTAAGACAAGTGTGCGACTTTGATATTCAAGTTGACTCAACTGCCGCAGGTAACCTCTCTACAGACATCGACATTACTATGTTAAGGTGCCTGAACTATGATGAGGCTACTCCGGTTTGGGATACGTTGACTACGGATTTGGTTGTAGCACATCCAGATGCAAAGATTAAGACGTATCACATCTCAACCGTAGCAGGAGGTTGGATGAAGCTTCGCTTGGATAACAATTCTGTCGGAGCAGCCACAGTCACTGCTATTCTTAAAAAGAGGGCTAGGAGGTCCTAATGAGAAAAACACTAATTGCGATCAGTGTTGTTGCACTGATTGCTTTCGCTGCTATGGCAGCATCTAACTTTGGTTCACTTATTCTTGATGGCGATGGAGACGATCCATATATCTCTTTCGTTGATTCAGGCGATGTGATTTCTAAGCTTATTCTAGACGATACTGACGCAAATGCTGTGTCTCTCTTCTTGGATATGCCTGCTGGTGGCGCAACGTATGTTCCTGGACTTGTCATTGCTGATGAGCTAGCAGACTATGGCTTCTTTGATGGAGACACTCAACAGTTTATTGCCATTATTGATGATGATGGCGATAGCTGGGCTCGCTTAGTCTTTACGGCAGATGATACCGCTGCTATTGAAGTAGGCGGAGTTGCGACAACTATTACTCTTCCAGGTACTGCTGCTGGCTATACTGCAACTGATGACCTTGTATGGGGTTTTGGAACAGGCACAGCTGCAGGTATGAGCTGGGCAACAGCAGATGCTAATGCTAATCTTCTTGCTGTTAACCTACCTACTGGTGGAGCGACAGACGTTCCTGTATTCCTTCTAACAGATGCAATTGCAGATGATGGATTCTACGATGGAATTCTTGAGCCTACGCTTGCAATTAACAACCTTGCCGCAGATAGCAATGTAATGCTTGGTTTTTCTGCGACTACGGTTGCTCAACTAATTGCTGGAGAAAGCGCAACTGCTTTGAATATTATTGCTCCAATTGTTAGTATTAACACAAGTAACGCTTATCCTGTTAATCTTGGGGTAGGAACTGCAACTGGTACTATCACTTTAGGTGGTACTGGAACGCAGGCAATTAACATTGGCGTTGGCGCTGGTATTAAAACTGTAACGCTTGGGTCGGCAACGACTACTAGTGCTACTGTTATTGATGGCGGAACTGGCGATATTGTTATTACCTCTATTGACGATCTTGATATTCTTGGTGGCTCTGCTGGATCGAAGATCAATATCGGAACCAATACTGACGGGAATGCAATTAATGTAGGAACTAATGATACTGCTGCTGACACGATTATCATTGGTAGTGCCAAGGACACAACTTCCGTAACCGGTATTGCTGTTACGCTTGGTTCTGTAGCTGGTGCTTCTGCAACAACCTTACAGAGCGGTACTGGCGATATTGCCATTACTTCTACTGATGATTTTACTATGACGGCCTCTGGAGCAGTCGCATTGTTCTCTAATGCCGTTGCTCAGACAGTAACGTTTGGTAATGCAACAGGCGTTTCTTCGATGGCGATTCTTGCTGGAACTGGTGATATTTCTATTACCTCTACAGATGATTGGACTGCCACGGCTTCGGGAGCAGTTGCACTGTTCTCTAACGCTGTTGCTCAGACAATCACATTGGGTAATGCTACTGGAGCAAGTTCCCTTGATCTTCTAGCAGGTACTGGTAACTTCTCGGTTGATGGTGTAGCTGCAACAACGTATACGTTTGGTAACGCTGCACAGACAGGAACAATGTCGTTCGGCTTGTCGAGCGCAACCATGATCCTAAACTTAGGAACAGGCGTTGGTGCCCACACAATCCATATTGGCGATGGTGGGACTGCCGCGCAGGTTATTACCATTGGTAGTGACAGCGCAGCAAGTAGCCTGGCCCTCGATGCCGGTACGGGCAACATGACTCTTGGCGGTGCAGTTGCAACAACCATCACTATTGGTGAGACTGCACAGACTGGCACAATCGGAGTTGGCGTATCGAGTGCAACCATGGCCTTGAATCTTGGTACTGGTACTGGCGCTCATACGGTAAGCATTGCAAATGGTGCTGGTGCTCAGACTGTAGTTCTTGGTAGCACTAACACTACTAGCACGACTACGATTCAGGCTGGTTCAGGAACTATCGTAATGACAGGAGATGTTGCTGTAACTGGCGATGTTGTCGTTACTGGTTCTCTTTCGTCAACAGTTCCAGAGAATTATGATGCACTTCTTTCTAGTACGGCTGTAGATGTTGAAGCAGTCGCAACAACGGCGCTCTATGTCGTTCCTACTGGCAAGTCATGCGTTATTACTAGAATTGTTATCCGTTCTGCTGGTCAGACTCTTGATCAAGCAACTGATGCTGTTAGTAATATTGGGTTTGCTGCTGCGACTGATCTTGTTGCTAGTGGAGACCTTTCTAAAGTTCTTACTGGCACGACTACTTGGGATCTGCTAACACTAGCAACTCCAGGAGTAATGGGAACAACTACGCAGACTCTTAACTGGCATAATACAGGCGGAACTACCGGAACAGGTACTCTAGTCTGTGATGTGTTCGGTTACTTGTTCTAATTGGAATTAATTGCAGGGCTGCTTCGGTGGCCCTGCACAATCTCCGCAAGGGGTGGATAAGTGGGAGCTAAATGGTATATTGGACAATCAAGGGCAGCGTCCCTACTGAAGTATGCTCAAGGTATTTTAGGCAAATATGCCTATCAAGTACCATACGAGGGGTATATGAAGGTATGGAATGTTCTTAGGTCACAGATTCCTTTGTGGGTCGAAGAGCGTAGAGGTCCTGTACATCCTCAGACCAGAGAGCCCCTGTATTCAGAAGCAGGATATAAAAAATATATCGACTGGTGGGTACGTCAGTTGGTAGCTCAATTCGTTGAGCAAAAGGAGAAAAGTGAATAAATCTTGGGTTAACAAGGTGTTTAGTGATCCAGCTCAGCGAGTTTTCGGAACAAGAGTTCAGGCTGCGGCAGGAATTGGCCCAGCAGGGCTAACGCCTGGTGGCTATGCTGCTGGATTTGCTGCGATTGAATCAGCTCTTGAGGGAATGTACTCCCTAGATAAACCTACTATTGTTGGGCTTGATTACGTACAGGATATGAAACTTTGGGCTGCTGAATATATCAACAGCCTGCTTAATTCATATCCAGAGTCTTCAAAAGAAGCAATGAAAGCTGCTGGCATGTATATCAATGCATGGCTTTCTAAGTACTACATGTCTTGGATTACAGCTGAGAATGCTGGAAAGCTTGGCGATCCAGCTAACATTCTTAACCAGCCGATCAATCCGTATAACACGGAAACACGTAGTCCTATTAATAACGAAGTTGGAGCAAAGATCAATCGTATTAAAGATGATCAAAAGACGTTCATTGCAACAGCTCTTGAGCAGTTTGCAATAGCTACTGCTACTCCGCTTACAGATGACTGGTATGATGACAGAAACCTTGAGAGCATCTATGATGATACTACTGGTCCTAATGTTCCTGATAAGACCAGGTATCCACGCCCTGCAGTTGCCAATGTAGCAGTTGGTACTGGTACTGGAGTCGCTCCTGGAGCAGATGCCATTCTTCCTGTTATCAATATTCTTGCACAGACTAATGACGACAAAGAAGTTAAGTATCAGATCTCTCTAAACGCCGGACTGTTTGGCAAGAAGCTTGATGATTCTTATGCTGATTTTGTCGAGACATATGGACAAAAGACGTTTAGAATTCTTGGAACAACCGCTGGTGGATACACTTGGCCAACAGGTGAGTTTGCGAAATATGCAACTTATATTTCCAATTCCTTGAATACGATGTATGGCTTCACCTGGTCACCAGTCAGTAGATAAATAGCAAGGAGAGCTAATGGATGCATCTAAAGCTTCTAGGTCTATTAGCAGAAATCTTGCAAATCTAATCATGGGGGCACTTAACGGTGCCCCTATGCCAGACGGATTTCTAGACTATGCTAAAAAAATAAGAGATCAAGCAAAGACAGCAGTACTTAATGGGGAGATTTCATTTGCGGACAGCGATGAGCTTTCTGCATGGATGAACGCTGCAGCTACTTACTATTACGGTGAGTTTGTCAAGGCCTTTTCTGTTGGCGATCCTCTCCCTGAGTTTGAAGCACTAGATCTTGCTGAGACTCAATCAATTATTGATACAGCACAAGAAGAGACAGAAGTGCTAGGCGATGGCTTTGTAGAAGAGACAGAAGAAGTTACTCCTGTAGTAGAACCTATTCCAGAAACAGTAATCACAATGCCAGAAGCCGAAGAGCCAGAAGAGATGGAAGTAGAAGAAAAAGAGATAGAGCATACACATACTGAAGCAGAAGGTTATGACAGGGAAAGCTATGCAAGTGAAGAAGACATTGCAATGACTAGTAAACCTCTAACTCCTGGCTTAACAGTACCTGGTATGAATCCTATTGAAGCAGAAGAGTACGCTACAGATGGCTATGCTTATGCTAAACCGTCTCTTGTTGAGCAAAAGACAGTAACGCCTGAAGTGTTTAATGATGAAGAAGATAAAGGCGTAATAGAAACAGTAGCTGCTGTTATTCAACCAGTTGCAATAGCTGAGACTCCACTTGATGTACAAACTAAGCCGGAAGAAATGGTTGCAATAGAGAAGAGAACCATAGACGATCAAATTGATGAATTTCTTGACCAACCATGGATTGTTACACCTAACATATACAAGAATGTGTATAGACAATGGCTAAGAGACAAGTCACCTGAGGCAGCGTTTATTATGCTGCAGAACTATGTTAATAGTATCTATGTGGCTGGTATTAACAATGGAGACATTGAGAGACCAGAGACACTACCTGAGGTAGTAACTATGAAGAAAGCTCCTGATACAACGATCCAAGAAGAGACTCCTATAGTTCCTAGCATTGAAGACACAGAAGCATTCTTGCTAAAGGCTCCTGAGCTTGATAGACCATGGATTGATGATACGCTCAAAAGAATGTTTGTAAGCATTGTATTCCAGTCTGCTAGTAGTTCTGACCTATCAGAAGAAGAGACTAGGGCTACAGCTATGAGATACTTACTAGAGAAGATAGAGATGGATCAAGATATGGGCATTAGAAATGGAGCTATTGATCCGACTAGCCTTGAAAGACTCCCTAATAAGCAATGGTGGGGAACAGAAAGAATTGGTGCTGCAGTAGATGCTAGTGGAGAGGGATCAGATATTCTTGACGGAATTATGTCTGGAGAATTAAATCTAGTATGGAAAGATATTAATGAAGGCATAGCATTAGAACTATATAAAAAGATCAGGAATGAGCTGTATGCTAATGTAGCTATGGTTCCAATTGAGTACCGAGATGATGTTTTTAAGTATTATAGAAACTATATTATAGCAACAGAAATAACAGACAAGGTGGCAGAGCTTGCATTAGATCCTGCCAATATCGACTATAATAATATTGATCTTTCGGTGAAGCTACCTACTGATCCAGAGATACTATCAGGTGCCAGATGGGATCAATCTGTCTTAGATGCACTGAATAGTACTGCTGATACTGACGAAGGGACTACAGACCCCTCTGATGGCACCACAGAGGCTACTGAGCCAGTAGTAACAGTAGATGATGGAGTAACTACTACTACATATTCTGATGGAGCTATTACAACTGAATTGGAAGATGGAACTAAAACAACTGTAGATTCAGAAGGAAACCCAGTAGCAGACGATTGGACTCCACCTGAACCCGCTGATAGTCCAGAAACTAATACTACAGAGAATGATCCATATGTAGGTTCTGGTAAATCAACATGGGATGAAGACGCGAAGGCCTTTATAGCCAACGTTGATGTTCCTACAGATGAAGAGCTAGCAGCGTGGACCCCAGGTACTTTAGGGACTCTGCTTAATGCTGATGGTGATTGGGTTGATGAAGCAGGAAGATATATCTTCTGGAAAGAAGGTGAGTCTCCTATTTATAACTTTATTATGGGTGGCGTAAAACGCCGCATGAATGGTATGTATCTCCCAGCTGTTGATGCAGGAAATGCCACTAGGCCTTTCATGGAAAACATACTAGATAGTGCTATATTGAATTCTGTTGGAACAGCAAACGAAGGGGCTGTGCTAGCTGGATATATTGGTGATTTTGACGACACCACTATGGAGCTAGTTATTCAGCAAGCCATTCTAGACATTGCTGAAATGAAGAGCAAGAATGTAACAGAGATGACTGTTTATGGTGTCGAGGTTGCTGATATAACAGAAAGTCAACTCAGAGCGTTCGTTGCAATAAATGCTGATACTGGAAATAGAGACCCGACAGGAATAGCTACATTTCAGCTAATACTTGATAAAATTAGCAGATCTGTATACAGTGATGACGCAGAGGACTACGAAGGAATAACAGATCCAAGAGAACAGCAAGCTCAAGGCTATCTCAACGAGCAGCTTAAGCATAATCCAGGCATGACAGAAGCAAGAGCCAAGGAAATAATCGGTGGCTATTGGGAAGAATATGAAGCTATGTTTGCTGATGTTCTTGGCATGAAGAGAAATATAACTAATAGGCTGATTGATGGAGTTTGGCAAAAAGGACCCCGCACTAGAAGAACAGGAGAAATGATTGGCGGGGAATGGACATATACTGGAGTTGAAGACATAATTGGTAACTATGTTCCTGCTGGTGGGTTTGGAATAAGTAAGTCCAAACAGAGAAGGCTATGGAAACGCTATGTACTTCCTCTTGAAAAGATTGGTCAACCACTTAATTCTGGTAGAGCAAATCCTAAGCAGTATCCGTCAAGAAGCGATTTCCAAAGAGTCTTAGCTGACTTACGTGAAGAAGTAGATCAGGAACTGGGGATAGAAGAAGACAATATAGCAGGAAAAGCAGTTAAAAGAATGTATCAACTTTCTGATGATCCTGCTGGCTTTAAGGAAGATGGAACTCTACTAGGTGGATCTATAACTCCTGCTACATATTATGCAAGAGAAGAGGCTGCTAGCTTTGCGCTTGGATATTTCAAGAGACAATCTGTATTAGCAGCAAGCAGTTTCTTAAACAGTAGCAAGCTAGATAGTTATCACTTGTCTATAATTTCTGCTGTTACAGAGGTAAAAGATGAAGTAATGAGGTCTAGCACAGACTTCACTAATAGACATGGATATTTAACAAGATGGGTTGATGATTACATTAGAGAGAGCGTTGAATCAGCGGATAGATCCAGTAGCTAAAGGAGAGTAAAAATGAGCGCGACCACCACAATTTACGAAGGAAACGGAGCGTCTATATCTTATACACTAATTACGAATGGGAGATTTAATTGCTCTGATGCACATACTCCTGTTCTTGATACGCCTAATAAGGTAGCAACTAGTGGACTAATGCAGTCTTGGTGGAAATCCTGGGCTCTTGATATGGCAGGATCTTTTACGCAGATAGATAATATTAGTGTTTACTGCGATGGAGCTATTGGATGGACATTTGGTACTGGCGGAAAGGTCCAGGTAGGGCTAAGAGACAGTGGCGATAATGGATGCCCAGAAGTTAGTTATCAGCAAGCAGCTGGTTCAGCTGCTACTGGCTATGCTATTGATGTTGCTGTCAATGGACATGCTTACTATCTTGGCCAAAGTCCTGTTACGGCTGATATTGAAGATTATACTAGTGGTTCAGAACTTGAACTTGATACTGATGCGTATACTACGGCAGATAAATCCAAGCTACTCGTAGCCCAGCTAGTTATTGATGATGATGCAACGGCTGGAGCTCAGGCTGCGGAAACGATCACATTTGCCTATGATGAAATTTAAATGATAGGTTGCCGATTAGAAGACTATATGATAGAATAGAGAGATGAAGGAGTCGTACCAATGAACACAAATAAAAAACAACCACTGGGTACGGCTCCTCTCTCCTATTTCTGGGCCATTGAGTACGTTAATGGCACAACAATATCGCAGTTTAACCCTAATACTGGTAAAGAAGTTCAGTGGTCTAATGTATTTGCTCGTAACAAAGACATTAAGACTGCATTCTGGCTTCCGTTTAGCCCACAGTTTGCGTTAAAGGTATTTCAAAAGAACAAGCTGCTGTGTTCGTGTATTCATGGAAGCTTAATGATGAGGGTTGACCTACCGCCTAAAGCTGATCTAATACTGAGGAAACGTACATCAATCAAGATGAGCGGTATAGCTAAGTCTGTTTACATGCTTGGCTTTGAACTAGACGGGCATATACACGTTATAGGCAAGGACTCGACTGGCGTGGATCTCCTGGCCTCTCAGGTGGCATCCTGGGCACAGTCTGCGACTAAGATGAACACAAAGGGAATGCTTGAGGAGCGCTAATGGCTAAGCCTTATGTAGTAGAAAATTTAATACAAGGTGTACTTGCCTCTGACTATATTCATGGTACTGATGCATCATTAACGCTTGTCTCTGCCGCTAACTTTGATGGTGGTGGTGGATACATAAACCTTAATGATGCTGTTAATGTTGTAGTACTTATCTATACAGGCATTACAACTAACACTCTAACTGGTCTATCTGTTTCGGCTCTCGGAGACACAGAGACAGCTTCTGATTGTACTTTTGATGCAGGCACTGTTGTTAAAAGAGTTGTAGCAGCTGATGACTTTGCTGATCTCAGAACAGATCTTGGAGGCTATACAGCAAAGAGTCTGTTCGATGCGAACACAATTCTTGCCGCAGATTCAGACGATACTCCGACTGCTAGAGAGATTGCAGTACAACAAATTGTTGGAAGAATCACCGCAGGAAACATCAAGGGATTGACAGCCGCAGAAGTTCTTACACTAATCGGTGTAACAGCAGGTGCAGACCCAACTGCCGCTAATGAAACATCTCATTCCGATGTTCTTGTTGATGGAGATTTTGACGCCAATTCAATCCTTGCGTCTGACGCAGATAATTCCCCAACGGTACGCACTATTGACGTACAACAAATCGTTGGAAGAATCACAGCAGGCAATATTAAAGGGCTATCTGTCGCCGAAGTTCTTACTCTTATCGGAGTGACTGCAGGAGCTGATCCAACGGCGGCTAACGAGACATCACATGCTGATGTGCTTGTCGATGGCGACGTTGGTTCTGCGGTTCAGGCTTACGATGTTGAACTAGACGCAATCGCTGCCTTGACATTCGCTGATGACAAGATCATTCTTGGTACTGGCGCTGGAACAGTGGCAATGGCCGACTGCACGGCCTTTGCACAGACTCTTCTTGATGATGCCGACCAGGCCACCGTTCTAGCAACACTCGGGCTTGATGGCGAAGGTCCGTACACCAACGTCTTTACAATTTCACCTTCACCAGGAAACGCAGATTATGCAACTATTCAAGCAGCGTTGACCCATGGGGGCAGTCCCGTTGCTAATAGCCTATATCTTGTCTATCCTGGAACTTACACTGACGACACAATAGCTTTCACCGCAAACAATCAAGAAGTTCGCGGAATGGGGATCAGCCCAGCAAGGTGCAAAGTTACTACTGCGAACGCCAATATTTGTGATTATGGAGCCTTCACTGGATGTAGAGTGAACAGAATCAAGATGGAAGTTACTGCAGCAACAACCCTCGTGCATACAGTTAAAGGAACTTCTAGCGGAAGTTGCGCATTGGTTAAATGTCATACTTCTATGACAACCTCCTATGCAACAGCAGGAGCACAGCCCTCTTGTTTATTTAGTGACGGCACGAGCACACTGAAGGTCTCAGAAGGAACCTTAGAATACAATCACACTGGTAGTAATGCTGCCATAGCAAAAGCGATGTTGTATTGCGGAGGAGCTGCCTGCAACACGGAGCTAGAACTTGTCCACATAAAGATTACAAGTTCTGGGAGTGCGTTTGTTTCAGGGATTTCGTTTGGGACCGGCGCTGCTGTAGTCACAATCAATAAATGCGAGATTGAAATTAGTGACCCCGATGCGTCTATTGTAGCTGCAGTCTACGTGGGCAATACTAATAATCCGGGCGGAGCAACCGTTGGCGAGTTCTCTAAGAACACGATACATGTTACTGGCGGCGGAGCAATTGCCACCGCTTACTTTATTAACTCAGCAACTGCTGTTGTAAGAGGCATATTCAACCACATCCATGTCGAGGGATCTACAGCGAACAATTCTTATATCATGGCTGCCTTAGCTGCTGAGGCTACGTCCCAATTTGAAGACATTATCGCTGTTAATGGAACAAGCATTGGAGCCACTGCGGTTTTTAAGAAAGCGAGCAGCAGTGTAGACGGAGAATTGGATACCTCTGGAGACGTCCATGTTGGCGGAAACTTAACTGTTGGAGACGCCGGAACAATTGGCAGTGT